GACCGTTTGAATTCCCGGAGGCTCCGGGGGCTTGTTTCAGACTTCCCCAAATTCCCGGAGGCTCCGGGGGCTTGTTTCAGACTTACAAGTTTCAAAGTAGTATAAAAGAGGAGAATCCGCTATGCATTCCCCTGCTTTCCCCCGCTGAGAATCCAAGGACTCGGAAACAACCCCCCCGCAGCCCCCCGCGCCTTGGAGAGTGGAATGCCGCCCTCGGTCCGCCATCGGTCCGCCCTCGGTCCGCCCTCGGTCCGCCCTCGGTCCGCCTGCGGTCCGCCCTCGGTCCGCCCTCGGTCCGCCCTCGGTCCGCCTGGCGATGTATATACATCGTGATTTTTATGGAGGCATTTTGCCACCCTTACCCCCCCCCTCCTATAAATAATTTCAACTCAGGCGGACTTCTGTTAGATGCCGGCCAAAAGCACACGATAATTGATGTTCCTTGAGAAATGTGCATTTTTGGTGGAGTGCTTCATATTCACATTGCATCAGTGCTGACTCAAGCGTCAGAAGTCACAGGGATTCCTGCATCTACGTTGCACCGTGGGAAGGCTAAGGCGAACAAGAAGATCCAGATGGTTCGCAGTGTGATTGCCAGAATACTTGTGGATGACGGTGTTCATCCAGACGATATTGCGTTGGCGTTTGAGAAGACTCCCCGGTCGATTTACTCATGGTTGGCGATGGCAGGTGATTTTGGGGAAGATGCTGATTTGTTGCATGACTACCTACGTTCCCGTTCTACGCTATGATCCAGCAATTCATTGATGCTGTAAAAGCATTGTTCGACAAGAAGGTATTGCCATCTGAGATGTCATCGAGGGATTGGCAGGCAGTTGCTCCTGCGATCCGGCAGAGGGCGTTCTTTTCGGCTACTGTGGCGAATGCGAGTGTCCTAAGTCGATTTCGGTCCATGTTGTTGGATTGGCAGTCAGGTGCGGTCGAGCAGGTCACCGGTCCTACTGGATCGCCTACCATTGCGTACAAGATTGGGAATTTGGCTGATTTCCGGTTGAAGAGCAGGGAGTTCTTGGTCAGAGAGGGACTTGCGACTAGGGATGACTTTGAGGATGACTCATTGAGGAACATTGCGAGTGCATCCAGGTTGAAGTTGATTTTCAATACGAACATCGAGCAAGCGCAGACATTTGCGAATTGGCAGCGGATTGTGAATGACCCGTTGTTGATCAACGAGTTTCCGGCAGCGAGGTTTGTTCGCAGGCCGGGAGCCATTATCAAGCGTCCTCGTCATGTTGCTGCGGAAGGAGACATTCGCCGGTTGGATGACTTTGCGTATTGGTTGTTCCAGAATGCACCTGACATTGGTGGGTTTTCGGTTCCTTGGGGTCCATATGGGTTTAACTCGTATATGGTGCAGGAGTTCCTGCCGAGGAAGGAAGCGATCCGTTTGGGTGTGATTGTTGACGGTCAGAGGATTTCGCCACCGAATGTGACTATGTTCGGAGTTAAGCCAGCACAGGCGATCATGAGTGGTGTGAAAGCAGAGATGAAGGATGTTCCTGATGACATTGCTTTGCAGGCTCGGCAACGGTTGGTTGACAGGTTTGGTCCACAGGTGCTTAGACCTGACGGATCGGTGTCGCTTGACTTCTTGCGTAACAAGATTGGAAGATAACCTATGAGCAGAAGGAAAAAGGAAGAGGCTGAACCTCATGTGATCGATGTTGAGCCTGTCGAGATCGACGGGAAGAAGATTCAGCGTCATGCGGACGGGAAGTTCGTTCGCCATGTTAAGACTGAGCGGAATAGTCTGCTTGTTGAGAATCTTGCTGGTTTGGGTATTCCATTGAAAATGATGGCTGCGCAGATTGGTATTGATGACAATACGATCGAGCGTCACTACAAGGAGGAGTTTTTGCTGGGTCAGACGAAAGCAACCACGGCAGTTGCCCAACGGTTGTTTGACATTGCGATGGGCGATGACAAGCGCACTGCGTTGCCAGCGTGTATTTTCTGGATGAAGTGCCGAGCCAGGTGGTCCGAGGTTGGCAAGAACGCTGATATCATGGTTAACGTGAATACGGCATCGATCGAGAACATCCAGATCGAGAACAAGCACTTGGAAGACTTCAAGAAGAGATGGGATGCAACTACCGAAGCCGACTATTGAACTAGGTCCGTTCGCATTTGGGGTTCTTGGCTTGAAGCCATACGACTGGCAAATGCAAGCGTTCCGGCATATCAACGACTCTCACCGCACATCATTGGTAGCGGCGAACGGGTCTGGGAAGACTGCTGCCATTATCGCGCCGACGATCTTGTGGTTCTTGGCTAATTACCCGAAAGGGCGGGTTGTCATCACCTCTGGATCGTGGAGGCAGGTGTTATTGCAGCTTTGGCCTGCGATGGAGTTGTATCGAGGCAATAAGATGTTCGATGGGTGGATCTGGAACCAAGCTGAGATCAAGACTCCGCAGGGAGGATGGGCGAGTGGGTTCTCGACTGACAACCCAGGACGAGCAGAAGGATACCATGCGACTGCGGATTCGCCGGTGTTGTATGTATTGGACGAAGCCAAGACAATTCCAGACGGAATCAAGACTGCTGTAGACCGATGCACCTGTTCTAGGATTTTGGCAACCTCCAGTCCCGGCGCACCTATTGGTTGGTTCTACCGATCCCAGTTTGAGGAATCCGCTCACTGGAAGCGGATCAAGGTTCGATCTGACCAATGCGCTCATATTCCGCAGGAGAAGCGGGATCGTGACTTGTCGATCTACGGTGAGAGCCACCCGATCTACCGTTCGATGCATTTGGCTGAGTTTGCCGAGGACATCGACCGGCTATTGATATCAAGCGACCGGCTTCTCAAGGCGATCGATGAGCAGCCTGATCCGGTGGATGGCAACATTGTGGCATTCTGTGACTTTGCTGCCGGTCGAGACGAGAACGTGTTGGCGATCCGTCGAGGGAATTCCGCAAGGATCATCAGGACATGGACCGAGAAGGACACCATGCAGGGCGTTCGTCAGTTCATGAGGTTGTTTGAGTCTGAGAAGCTAAAGCCATCGATGATCTGGGGTGATGCTGATGGTCTTGGATCTGTGATGATCGACGCGATGGCAGAGCAAGGGTGGCGCATCAACAGGTTTCACGGTGGATCGAGAAGCCGGGAGCCGCATGAGTATGCGAACTTGATTGGCGAGGTATGGCACGTTGGGTGTCGAGAGATCGAGCGAGGACGAGTCAACTTGGGAGAAGTTGATCCAATCACATTCAAGCAACTCACAACCCGCAAGACCGAGTGGAGTGAGAATGGCAAGCTGCGGGTCCAGGCGAAGGAGACGATGAGGATCATGGGTCTGAAGTCTCCCGACCGAGCAGACGCGCTTCTTGGTTGTATCGTGTGTGGTCCAGAGATGAACGGTGCTATCACAGGCCAAGCTATAACTAGAACCAAGCTAACTCCATTCTCAGCACCGATCGTCGGTGGGTTCAATAAGTTCTGAATCTTACTGCGTGACAATTTCAACCAATCAATATAAAGCAATTCCGATGACCAAAGATGAACAAAAGGGTGTTGTGTGGCCCATTCCAGTTAATTACAGGACAAATGACTTTGATCTGGCCAACGTAACGCCAGAACAAGTCCGCGCCATCCTACGAAATGTTCGCACTGGGAAGCTGGACGATCAAGACCGTCTTTTCAGATTGATGCTAGACACTTGGCCCCGACTGCGTAAGGCACTCAATGAGATTGCCGGTGCTGTGGCTCGTCTTGAGATCGAGATCAAACCGGGCATCCGCGAAGGTATGGATCAAGCCAGCCCTCAAGCAGTATTGATTTACGAGACGGTCGAACGTGCGCTTGAGTCATACGCACCGCGCCCAGGATATTGGGAGCTTGATAACTCTGGCATGGTCAAAGCATTGATCGATGCCTATGCGAAAGGGATCTCGGTTCTTGAGATCGTCTGGAAGATCGAGAACGGCATCGTCTCTCCACGTTGCTATGCTCCGGTCCCAGCGAAGTATTTGGCATATCCATCGATCAACATGGAGATCGATCGACTGATGATTGCACCAGAAGGCGCGAACTATTCAACCCTTGAAGACTTCCCGGCAGACAGGTTCCTGATTGGCGTGTGGAGTCAAGGTGGTATGCACCCGATCCACGCTGCCAACTTACGCACGTTGACCAAGCATTGGTTGGCGGCAGTCTACGGACTCGGTTGGTTGATGCAGTACGCACAGCTATTCGGCATTCCAACTCGGACTGCTAAGACGGATGGCACTGAAGATGCGCTCAACAAAGCGCAGGAGATGCTTGAGTCAATCGGTTCTTCCGGCTGGGCAGCATTCGGTCCCGGCGTTGAGTATGAGATTCATTCGGCATCGAGCGCAGCAGCAGACACCCTTCCGCAATCCCACTTGATGGATGTTGCCGACAGGGCTTGCGATATTCTCCTCCTCGGCCAGACATTGACCACCGACAACACCAACACTGGTTCAAGAGCATTGGGCGAGGTTCATGCAGGGATTCGGACTGATGTACTCATGAATGTTTCCGAGTGGGTATCGTCAATCATCAACAGTCAGCTTATTCCTGCAATCGTCAGGATGAACTTTGGAGAAGTATCTTCCGAGGATATGCCGTATTGCTGTTTGGAGATTCCTCACGCCAAGGACCAGAAGGCAACCGCGGAACGCATGAAGATCTACAAGGAGATCGGAGTTCCGATGTCAGTGAAGTATGTCTACGAGGAACTTGGAATCCCAGAACCAATCCCAGGCGAACCAATGTTCTCCGGCGATCTTCCAACAATCGATCTCGCGCCTACGTCGAGTCCTGTTGAAGTTACTGATATCGAGCCTAGCATCGAGACTGAAAGTGTTAGTGCCGGATACCAGCCGACTGACGCAATGGCAGAAAACGCTCAAAAGGCACTTGAGATCCGCAGGATCAAGCCGATGAGTGAACGAGGCATGACCAGTGTCGGTATTGCTCGCGCTCGCGACATCTCCAATCGAGTTGAATTATCTCAAGACACAGTCAAGCGGATGCTATCGTTTTTCGCTCGCCATGAAATTGACAAGAAAGGTTCAACTTGGGACGAGAAAGGAAAAGGATGGCAAGCATGGAATGGCTGGGGTGGAGATGAAGGATATGCATGGGCGAAGAAAATCTTAAATGCACAACGCAATGACTGACGAAGAAATCACCGAGGTTGCAGATACATGGCTGAATCCAATCGACTTGCTGATTGCCGATATGTTGGACAAAAGCCAACGAATGACGGTTGGAGCATTCTACAAGGAGGTTGAATCTGTTGTGGAGAAGATCCCTCAGTTGTTTGATCAACTCGACACGCAAGCACTGACCACAGCACTTGAGGAAGAGATGAGCAAGGCAGTCATTGCCGGTCTTGACCAATAAGATGTGGACTAGCTCAAAAATCGGAGCATCTGCTATTGGCATCAAGATCAATGTCTTTGGTCTTGACTCTCTAAAGACGGACATCATCCAATCGATGTCTCCAGAGACTCGCAAGAACGCACTGAAGATTGGTGCTGAGTCAGCATTGATTGCCATCAAGGGTTACTACACGAAAACTGGTAGAAACAATTGGTTGAACCTATCGCTTCCTACTCATGGAGCAGGACGGAAACTTACCGACTGGTGGAAGTTGGTCGAATCAGGTTGGAATGTCGGCAATGTCACAAGCCAGACTGCCACATTGTCGAATAGCTCAACTGGCTTCGCCCACAAGGTTACTGGTGGAGTGATCACAGCGAAGCGAAAGAAGTATCTGACGATCCCGATTCATCCAACGGCACACGGGGTCAGGTCTAGGGATTACTCGCAAAGCATAGCACCATTATTTGCAGCCAAGGGAGTCTTGGCTAGGACGGAAGATGACGGAGCAATTACTCCGATCTATGCTCTGAAGAAATCAGTTAATCAAAAACCTTGGCCCACAGCACTTCCACCAGAACAAGCATATGTCGATGCCTTCCTTGATTCAGCAGTTGATCACATCCTTTCCACGCTTCAATAGGTTCCATTTGGATTTATCCAGGTTTTATGGTAATCAAGAACCGATGAGCGGATCGATCACACAAGCAGCATTCCAGTCTGACATTTCAATGTCCGACGGAACAATCGTGTACCTTCCAGAAGGTTATCATTCGATCTCTGCAACCGTTGGCGGAAAACCAAAGCGTGTTGACGTTCAGATCGATGAGCGCATCGCAGCATCGTTCGCTGAAGATCTCGGAAAGAGATTTGAATCCAATGTCCGTCCATTCGCCGGATTCGACCACAAGCAAGGCCCAGCTTCATTCATTCCTAAAGAATTCCGCTACGAGTCTGGGGTAGGTCTTGTTCTCGATGTCGAATGGACGGAAGCTGGACGCAAGGCGATCGAAGGCAAAGACTACTCCTATTTCTCCCCTACTTTCTTACTTTCAGACAATGGTGTTCCATCTGGCCTTCCGCCTCGCGGCGAGATTGGCTCGTTGGTTAATGATCCAGCGTTTGAAGAAATCCCGCGCATCGCCGCATCACACACAGAACCAATTATGGATATCAACCACCTAGTCGAACTGGGGCTTGTCGAAGCGAGTGAATCGCCAGAAACTGCCTTGGAAACCGCGAAAGCAGCACTCGCAAATCTTCGCGAATCTGTTCTCAATGCAGAAACCGTCGAAGCAGCATCTGTCGAAGCCGCTAATGATTACTCCTCGATGAAGGAGAAGTTCATGGCACTTGAAGAAGAGAACGCTGCCCTCAAAAAGCAACTCTCCTCGAAAGCATCCGCTTCCGCTGAGAACGCCATCGATGAAGCCATCAAGGCTGGTCGCATCGCTCCTCAAGACGAAGATGCCAAGTCCTTTTGGCTCAACTCGATCCTTGCTGACGAGAAAGCAATCAAGGTTCTTGCATCTCTCCCTGGTAAAGAAGCACTCACCGGCAACACGATCCTCGCAGGTCGCACCGAGGATGCACCTCAACTCTCCGGCATGGCTCGCGTCGAAGCTGCCATCCGCGCTCAATCTCAATCCTAATACATAACTCACATGGCTAATAACCTTACCCTACTGGATCTCGCCAAGCTGAACTCTGCTGACATGGCAGTTGGCTTGATCGAAGAAGTCGCCACCGTTGCGCCAGAAACCACGATCATCCCTGCTCGTACCATTCCTGGCACTTCCTACAAAATCTCCGCTCGTACCGGTCGTCCAACTGTCGCTTTCCGCGCACTGAACGAAGGCACTGACCCAACCAAGTCCAAATTCACCGAGCGCACGATCGAAGCATTCCTTCTTTCCGCTCGCGTTGAGTGCGACAAAGCTGCCGCCAATGCCTACATCGACGGTGCAGTTGCCTATCAAGCACTTGAAGCTCGCGGCGTGATGGCTGAAGCCCTCTACAAAGTGGGTCAACAAACCATCTACGGAACTGCTCAAGACGGCAAGGGCTTCCCTGGTCTTCAAGCACTCGTCAGCACCCTCGGTGGTGTTGTTGTGGACGCAACCGGAAGCACCGCTACAACCGGCTCGTCCGTGTACGCAATCGCTGCTGGCGCACAAGGCGTTCAATACGTCTACGGTCAGAACAGCACGATCGACCTGAGCGCATTCCGCGAAGGTGATGCTTCCGATGGCAATGGCAAGCGTTTCGCCGCTTACATCGCTGACCTCACCGCATGGGTTGGTCTTCAGTGCGCCAACAAACACGCTGTTGGTCGTATCAAGAACCTCACCGAGGATTCTGGCAAGGGTTGCACCGACGCTAAGTTGCTCGACCTTCTTCGCCAATTCCCAGTTGGCGTGAAGCCTACGCACTTCCTGATGAGCCGTCGTTCGGCCTATCAGCTTGCAGTCAGTCGTTCGATCACCGCATCGACCAAGCAAGAAGCCTTCAGTGGTCTTCTCAATGGTCTTCCAACTGAATCGTTCGGAATCCCAATCATCGTCACCGACTCCATCGTTGACAACGAAGCAATCGCCTAATTCTAAAAGAACACCTATATGGCATACGAATTCAATCGCAATATCCAAGACGCTGCTTTCACTAGCACCGTCGCAATCGCTCAAGCTGGAGCAAACACCGCTACCTTCGACCTTGAACAGGTTATCGGTGGCGATGTAGAGAAAGTCGTTTTCGAGCTTTCCGCCCCAGTTGCTGCTGGCATCACCGACACGAAAGTTGTTACCTACACTCTGAAGGATTCTCCAGATGGTATCACCTTCACGGCCCTTGATCCTAGCATCGCTACGACCCAGACGGCTTCCGGTGGTGCTGGCATCGCCGCTAAGGCTGTCCGTTTCCGCCTTCCTCCAATCACGAAGCGTTATGTTCGTATCGAACAGACGATGACTGCTACGGCTGGAACCGTTACCGGAAGCATGGTCGCAAAACTGTTGTTCTAAGAACACGCAATCGCCTCCGATCAGGGTTACACTTCCTTGATCGGGGGCATCTTTTTATATGGCTTGGACACCTCTCACAATCGATGGCATCAAGGATCGGCTCGCATCTGACGAGTTTGAGGCACTTCTTGCGGAATCTCCAACGCCAGAAACAAAACTAAATGACATTCTTGAGCAGATCGCTCAAGAGATCGTCTCACGGGTCAATGCAGGGCGCAGGAAGCGCGGATTGGTCCAAGTGTCCAACACCGGACTATACGTCCCTCCTGGGGCGCACAGGCACGGTTACGCGCTCGCTCGTCGCCTCCTCTCTGAGGCATTTCCGTCGCTCGCTGAGTTCAACGGAGAAGATCGCAAGATCTCGGTTGAATCGGCTGAGAACTATTTGGATGACCTATCCAAGAACGATGCAGACTCAGATGACGCTGGATCGTCCGCATTCGCCAATTCCAGTTCTTCCGCCTTCAGATACGGTGGAGCAGCACTCATGGACTTCTCAACTGCGCCATGACCATCATTCGCCAGATCGTTGAGAGTATCGCTGAAACGCTGGCTACCCACGATTATTTCCGCACATCACCAAGGATTCCGGTTCTTGTCGAAGATCACAAAGATGTCGAGAAATCGATCCTCAATGCCATGCAGACAGCAGGTGCATTTGTGCTGGTTAATTTTGAATCAGCAGAGACTGACACTCAAAACACTCCCGGCCCATATCTCTCCGATGCCAAGTTCAGAGTGACTGTCTCTGAAATACCATCAGTTTGGAGGTCCAAACCTGGAAAAGTTCCTAGCGCGACAGAGATTGCCGAGGCAGTATGTCGCATCATTCATCATACCCAGCCAATGGATATCGATGATCAACCTCTTTCCGGTGGCGTTATGATCTTCAACTCAGTTTCTCAACAATCGAATGACTCGATGCTGCAACAAGCAGTATCTTTCTCGATTCCAATCGGATTAAGCAACACACCTCCAACTAGATAATTATTATGGCAACTTTTGATCGCACAACCATTGTTCGCGGACCTTGTAAGATTACTTACGATAGCGCAACTTTCTACTCCAAGGGCGGAGTCACATTGACCATGAACCAGTCTACCTTCGACAAGGAAGTCGATGCTTACGGCATGGTTGGCAAGGCCAAGAGCGATATGCAGATCGTTGTCGAGTTTGAGCCGGTTGGCGAGATCGAAGCACTTACCACACTCTTCCCTTTTGCAAGCACTGTGATTGGGGCTTCGATCTACGGAGCGACCGACAAGCCACTTGTGATTGTTGCTGTTGACGCGACCTACACGATCCACAACGCAGCAATCACGAAGCTCCCAAGCCTCCGTTGCACAGCAAACAACACCCAGCTTGGATCGGTTCAATTCACCGGATTGGTGAAGAACTCAGCCAACCCAAATGCTCTTACCTCGTATTACACCGCCAGTGCCGGTGCAGCAATCGGAACTGCATTTGATCCAGCGTTGATCATTGCTGCTCCGTATACAGCAACTCTCGGTGCAGGCACGTTCAGTTCTTCCGATGGGTTTGAGATCTCCTTCGACCTAGCATTGACACCAATCGTTGTGGACGGGATTGGTACTGTTTCGATGGCACTTGGCAATATCGGCGCAACAGTAAGCTGCACTCCGATTGGAGTGGCTACTGGCTTCTTCGACACCTACTTCGACGCAATGGATGCTGGTGAAAGTCTTCCATCTGCCTCGCTCGACATCTCAACCACTGTTACTGGTGGTCTGAACTTCGATGCATCAGCAGTTCAAGTAATCAGCATCGACCGGATGTTCTCACCAACTGAGAATCGTCTTGGCAAGTTGACGCTTGAAGCCAAGCGCACGTTCACTGCCGGTGTTCCAGACGCTTTGTTCACGATCACAGCAGTCTAATAATGTATGCAGCCGCATTCATAGGAGATAAGATAATTGACCTTGCCGGATGGGATCAAGGTCAAGGTGCTGAGACATCGAATCTCAGCATGAGCAGCAATTACAACTTCCAGAACGTCTCGTATATTGGCGGGACGTATGGAAGGCAGTTCTTCCGATCAGGAACGATGGCATCCTGCTCGTTCTCGTCAAGGTTTGAGTTGATCGATGGTACTACCAATCAATACCAACGATGGGTATCATACTTCCTTCAATCCATGCCAATACGGTTGTCGAATCAATCTGGATGCACGTTGAAATTAACTCAACCGTATCCAACCTTGATGGGAACAAGGCAGGTTGAGACGGCAACAGGAATCGGAACAATCAGCACGTCTGGAAATGCCAGCATCACATTGACTGGTGCTGGTCTTGATGCGTCTACACATTTGATTTCTGTTCCAGTAGTGTCAGGAGAAACTCCATCTCAGTGGATGTTGACTGTGAGATCGTATTTCCAGGCAGATCCATTAGTCCG